CTATGTTCTAAAGATAGTGCAAATAGAAAAACTAACCATCAAAATATTGGGGTTATCAAACAATCTAATCTATGTAATGAAATTTATCAATATACTGATGAGAGTACGACAGCTATTTGTACCTTATCATCAATGGTGTTAAAAAATTTCATTGTTAATGGTAAATTTGATTTTAATTGGTTATATAGTGAAGTTAAAAAAGTAGTGAGAGCCCTTAATAAGGTTATTGATATTAATAGTTATTCTACTGAACAAGGTAGAAAAGGTGGGTTAGAACAAAGGGCTATTGCCATTGGAACTCAAGGACTTGCTGATGTATTCTTCTTAATGGACTATATTTTCACATCTGAAGAGTCAAAAAAGTTAAACAAACAAATTTTTGAAACTATCTATTTTGCGGCGATAACTTCTAGTATGGAATTATGTAAATCAGGTGAATATAAACCTTACCAATTTTTTGAAGGTTCTCCGATGTCAAAAGGAGTGTTCCAATTTGATATGTGGGGGTTGGATTATGAAGGTTTAAGTAGTATGTGGGATTGGGATTCACTTAAATTAGAAGTATCTAAATATGGTGTTTGTAATTCGTTATTTACGGCTCAGATGCCTGTGGCGTCTTCGGCTAAAATTACCGGTTCATTTGAAATGACTGAACCAGCTCATTCGGCGTTGTTTAATCGTAGAGTTGTTGGTGGTGAGATTTTAATTGTTAACAAATATTTAATTAACGATTTTGAGAAATTAGGTATTTGGGGTGAAGACTTGAAGAATGAGATTATTATGAACGAAGGGTCAATTCAAAACATTAATTTTAATAACTACCTTGACCCTGAAGATAAAAATTATAAAAAGAAAGTTAAGAGAGTAGAACATTTAATTCCTAAATACAAAACAATTTGGGAGATATCTCAAAGAGAATTAATTGATATGGCGGCTGATAGAGCTCCATTCATTGACCAATCACAATCAATGAATATCTACATGTCAGAACCGACATTATCAAAAATTTCTTCATCTCACTTCCATTCTTGGGGTAAAGGATTAAAAACTTTATGTTATTATGTTAGAACAAAAGCGATATCAACCGGAGCAAAACATTTGGCGATGGATATTTCAAAAATTCAACAACCAAAAATAGTTGAAAAACCAACGGTTGAATTAGTTAAGAAACCGGAGGATTCGGACTTTGAATGTTTTGGATGTGGTTCTTAATTAAAATAAATTATGATATAAATCACGACATATGTCGTGATTTTTTATTTTGGGGTATTTATTAGAAATAATTGTGACACTATATTTATAGTTATGAGTGATGGTAAAACATATGGAATTAATTTTCCTTTTAGAGATTCGTATGATGGTAAGTATTTAGACCTTTCTGATTATAATGACCAAGAGATTAGAAGTAGTCTGGTTCATTTATTATTAACAAGAAAAGGTACTAGATATTATTTACCTGATTTTGGAACTAGATTATATGAGTTTATTTTTGAACCTTTAGATGGTCCAACATTTTCGGATATAGATGCTGAAATTAGGTCTTCAGTGGAAGACTACATCCCTAATATCACAATAATAAATATTAGTATTACCGCCGCGTCAGATGGTGAGGAGGATAAAGGTACTTATATTGATAGTAATGATGATAGAGTATATAGGGTTCCTGGTATAGGAACTAAAGAACATACCGCTAAAGTTAGAATTGATTATAGACTTAACAATGATGTGTTTAATCAAAAAGATTTTGTAATTATTAATATTTAATGTTATATGGCAAATAAAAAAATTTCATACACAACAAGAGACTTCCAAGCAATCAGAACGGAATTAATAAATTTTACAAAAACTTATTATCCGGATACTATTGAAAACTTTAACGACGCTTCCGTATTTTCGGTATTAATTGATTTAAATGCTGCAGTAACGGATAACCTACAATTTAATATTGATAGAAGTATCCAAGAGACTGTATTACAATATGCACAACAAAGGTCATCAATTTATAACATTGCAAGAACTTATGGATTAAAAGTTCCGGGTCAACGACCATCAGTTGCTTTAGTAGATTTCTCAATTACAGTTCCCGCTTATGGAGATAAAGAAGATTTAAGGTATTGTGGTATATTAAGAAGAGGTTCTCAAGTTATTGGTGCAGGACAAGTTTTTGAAACTGTGTACGATATTGATTTTTCATCACCATTAAATGCCGATGGATATCCTAACAGATTAAAGATACCAAATTTTGATTCAAATAATAAATTATTGAACTATACAATAACTAAAAGAGAAACAATAGTTAATGGTATTACAAAAGTATTCAAAAGAGTTGTAACCTCAAATGATGTTAAACCATTTTTTGAGATGTTTTTACCTGAAAAAAATGTTTTGGGGGTAACGAGTGTTTTATTAAAAGACGGTACTCAATATGCGAACATCCCGTCTGCACAAGAATTTTTAGGGTTAGACGATAGATGGTATGAAGTGCAAGCATTGGCTCAGGATAGAGTTTTTATCGAAGACCCAACTAAAGTGTCCGACCAACCTGGAATAAAAGTTGGTAAATATATGTCAACTAATGATAAGTTCATAACAGAATATACACCAGAAGGGTTTTTTAAAATCACATTTGGTGGGGGTAGTCAATCTGCTGACGAACAATTAAGAGAGTTTGCTAGAAATGGGTACGAAATGAACTTAAATAAATATTCCAATAATTTAGGGTTAGGTAGTATTCTTAAATCTAATAGTACAATCTTTATCCAGTATAGGATTGGTGGGGGTACAGGTTCAAATTTGGGGGTTAATGTTATTACTCAAATAGGGACTGTTTCATTTAGTGTTAATGGACCTTCAGATTCTATCAACACTAGTGTTATTAATTCATTAAGATGTACAAATGTTACTGCGGCAATCGGAGGAGGTAATTACCCAACAACAGAAGAAGTTAGAAATTTAGTTACTTATAATTTTGCTGCTCAAAATAGAGCGGTAACCGTAAATGATTATGAATCATTAATTAGGTTAATGCCGTCTCAATTCGGGGCGCCGGCAAAAGTTTCTATAACTGAAGAAAATAATAAGATAAAAATCCAAATGTTGTCTTATGATGAAAATGGTAGTCTTACTGAAATTGTTTCAGATACTTTAAAACATAATGTGGCAAACTATTTGTCAAATTATAGAATGATTAATGATTATATTTCTATTGAAGTTGCCAATGTGATTGATTTAGGGGTTAATGTTGATATTGTATTAGATAATACACAAAATCAGGGAGCAATCATTTCTAAAGTGATAAACATTGTGTCGGATTACTTCGCACCGACTAACAGACAAATGGGGGAAAATGTTAATGTATCAGAATTAAGACGATTAATTCAAAGTGAGAATGGTGTAATTTCATTATCAGATATATTGTTCTTTAATAAAGTGGGGGGTCAATATTCTTCATCTCAAACATCTCAAAGATATTCTGATTCTGAAACAAAACAAATTGAGTTGGTGGATGATACCATTTTTGCGGAACCAAAACAGACTTACCAAGTTAGATACCCTAGTAAAGATATTAACATTAGAGTTAAGAATCTTAAAACCGTTAATTTCTCTTAAAGATTTATTTTTAAAAAAAATCAATTATTTTTATTAAATGGATTATTTAATAGAATTATTTGATGCGATAAAAGGGAATAATGGGACTTGGGCCCAATGGTTTGTTATTAGTATAATTTTAAATATTAGAATATGGGTTGGGGTTCCAGTGTTTATTTATTATTTAAAAAAAATAATAAAAGAGGGTAAAAACAATACACTAAGAACATCAATAATGGTATTTCTATTAATCCAACTTATTGGTCACGAAATTGGTGTGGAAATTGTTGATAGAAAATTTGAAACCAAAAAATATAAGGTAGAATATGTGAAAAAAACTACAGATAATTTAGTGGTTGTTGTACAAGGTGCTAATAGTCCATTTAAAGATTTTGTTGAAAAAAACAAAACTCAAGTTGATATTATAAAATCTAGAGATGAAAATGGGTTAGGGTTTATTAAATCAAATAAATTTAAAAATAATACACAAGTTTTAACATATGTAGGTTCTCATAGTGAGAATTTAACAACTGAAGATGTGTTTACAAATATCTATTATTATAAGTCATTAAACCCTAATGGTAAGGTAATATTAATTGGACATAGTATTGGAGGGGATAATGTTTTACAAGTGGTTGATAGATTAAGTAAACAAAATATTTTTGTTGAGATGGTAATATTACTTGACCCAGCAAATAAAAAAAATAATAATATTGATTATATACTCCCAAAAAATGTTCAATACTTAATTAATTTTACATCACCAAAATGGACAGATAATTTTAAATTTTTCACTAATTCGGGTGGAAAACCATTGAGGGTTGATAAAAATCATATAACAATCGAAATCCCTAATACAACACATACAAGTATTGATAATGAAATATACCCTATTTTATATAAATTGATTAAAAACTATGTTGAAAATAATCAAAATCCAATTACAATGGTTAAAAAATATAAATTTTAATCACAATTTATTTTGAAATAATATGTATTATCTTTTTAAAATAGTAAATAAACTATTTATTTAAAAAGATTAATATGTCAAACTCATATAGAATAAGAACGGAACCTGGTGTTGATAAATCTATAAAAATTTTAATAGACCAAGAATTTGAGTATTTAGAAATATTATCTCTAAAAATATTACAAAGTCAAATTTATACAAGGCAATGTTCAGATTATGGTGTGCTTGTAGGTAGAGTAAGTGTTAATAATGGTTTTGGTATCCCAAATGCTAAAGTATCTGTTTTTATACCCTTAGATAGTGTTGACGAATTGGACCCAGAAATTTCTGAAATATATCCATACAAAACATTAACCGATTTAAATGAAGATGGTTATAGATATAATTTATTACCGTATAAACCATCCTATAGTGCTCATATACCAACAGGAACATTTTTCACAAGAAAAGATGTTTTAGTTGACCCACCTTTAATTAAAGTTTATGATAAGTATTATAAATATTCTACAGTAACAAATTCTAGTGGTGATTATATGATTTTTGGACTTCCAATTGGAAGTCAAACTATTGTAGTTGATATTGATTTATCGGATATTGGAGAATTTTCATTATCGCCACAAGATTTAATTAGAATGGGGATTGCGACACCTTCTCAAGTTGCGGGAATAACATTCAAATCGTCAACTAATTTAAGAGAATTACCTCAATTAATCACAATAAATAGAATTATTCAAGTCGAACCATTGTGGGGTCAACCTGAAATATGTAATTTAGGTATTACTAGAACAGATTTTGATTTATCTTCTGAATCAGGTATTAATATAACACCTACAGCTATTTTTATGGGGTCTATAATTTCGACAAATGATGATGCTGCGATAAAAAGAACTTGTAAAGTCAGAGGTAAAGGGGGGTATTTGTGTAATTTAACTACAAATTCAGGTGAAATATTGGCAATTAGACAAACTA